TGTTTTTAACCAATCACATGCTGCTTTTAAATCTTGAGTAGAAGATTCGCCACTTTTGACCCGTTTAAGGAATTCTGTTGTGACAAGGCTGTGTAATTCGTTGAACTGATCTTCTGTGGCTTTCTTCATTTTAATTAATTTGTTGCTAAATAAGGTGGTGCTAATGGTGGTGGTGCTGGTCTATCTAGTGGGTCTTTCTTTTTCTTTTTCTTAATGGTTAACCTATCCTTTGGAATTTTGACATCAATATCCATATCTTTATTGATACCTAACCATTTAGACGCATCATACGCCATAGACGCAACTGGAATATCTAGATCTTTTTTACCTATTTTGAGATTGGTTTTAACCACTCCTTCTTGTAAATCCCAATGATTCTTACCTCTTATAGGTTTATATTCTGGATCATTGTCAACATCCCATTTATCAGTTAATCTATAATCACCTGATTCAGTTTTCTTTAAATCAGCATGACCAAGATAACCTGATGTACGTTGATTTGGTTTATAAATTTTACCATCAACATTATAATGGCTACCAGCTGTATCGTACGTACTTAATAGTGTAGAGTCAGGATTATAATTAGGATTTGGATATCCTGAACCATCTTGATATTCAACACCGGGCATATATTTAGTTTTTTCTGGGTAATGTCCACTTAAATGTGCATATTTAACAGCATCAAGTTGAGCTTCAGATAACTTTGTAATAGGTTTATTACCTACAGTACCTCCTGTTAAATATTTAGCAAAACCTGCTACATGCTCTTTGTCTTTTAAAGTTTTATCGATTAATAGATTTCTAACACTTTTAGTAGCATCATTTGTTATAGCAAATTTAGTAGTTTTACCAAGAAGACTGTCTCTCCATGCTCGGCCAGAAATATTATATGCAGCTGTTAACAGGTCTCTATTTTTGTTTTTCTTTTTGTTATCAGCCATAATTAACTAATGCTCGTGATAATATTCTATGTTATGTAATGTTAAGTTTCCAGGCTACTGTTGTACGTAAGCCTGTGAATAATCTAGATGTGGATTCAGCTCTATGCAGTAGTGAACCGGGAAATAGTACAAGTGAGTTAGGTATATAATCTACATAATGGGTTTTACCATTGATATAAAAGACCGTCTTGCCTTCCCAATCTTGTTGCCAAGAGAAATTAGAATATAAAAGAGCTGTTCTACTAGTATCCTCTGTACTATCTGTATGGAATACACCAGTCATTCCATGAGTCATTCCATTACAGTAACAACGGTCTAATGTGTAGTTTTGATTTGTTCTTTTCTTTATAAGTCCTAAAAGATAATCAGTAAAAAATTCTTCTTCTAAAACCATGTACCAAAATGGTGTGATAAAATCACTTGCTTCAGTTAGAGGTATAGATGACTGTCCCCAAGACCACTTGTCTTTATCTAGCTGATTTGATACTTTATCAAAATCTTCAGGTTTAAGAAAATTTCTATATGTTACTATATCTTTCTCGGTAAACTGATTCACTAACTAAATAGCTTTTCTTTTACAATTTTAAGAGCTTGGTCATCTAGTTTATTATCTGTTCTAGCGACGTATGCTTCTAATAGATCTACTACAAGCTTCTTAACTGAATCTGATTTCAAGAAGGCGAATAGGATGGGCTTGATTAATAGGATCATTATTCTTCAGTGGATTTGGTTTCTTTGGATTGTTTTTCTGCAGCTTCTTTTTCTGCTTTTTCAGCTGCTTCACGTTGTTCTGATAATGTGCTCATAATTAAATTCCTGTGTTGTGTGAAAACTTCTCATACATATGTTTTCTTATTATATTATTAGCTGCTTGAGCATAAATACAATGAGGTTTCCTGACAAATTCATATAAATCGTCAGTTATATCTTCTGCTGATAGAGGATAATAACCACCATCTTTGGCAGAAAGTTCGCTTAAAGTTCGAAAAGCATATAGATCTTGTAGATTTGGAATACAAGTAGTAGTCCACCATACTAAAACACGCCTTTCTCCTTTAGTAACTGTTTTAACTTGATGAGGTAAACCAGTTTCATAGGTAACACAAGTACCAGCTTTTGGCTTGAATTGCTTCAGCTCACCATTAACAAGTATTTCTAATTCACCACCTTCATATGTTTCAGGGTCAGATAAAAATAATGTATTACTAAAATGACCGTTTTGTGGATGGTCAAAGTGAGCTCTATAGTAACCTCCTACTGGAGTCATAGTATACATAGGAGCATTATTACCATATTGACAAACAAAATTAATCCAATTCTGAACCTTAAGTTTATCCCAAAACTTATTTGGATTAATCAATGAACATTGTCTAGATTTTTTTAATATCTCTTTATTTGGATTTTTTCCTATAACACTTTCGGTACCATCAAAAGAATTACCAGCATCAATTTGATAATTCAAATCAATGATAAGTTCTTTCAAATGTTCATCTGAAACAAATCCAGGAAACTCGCAGTATTTTCTTTGATCAAGTTCTATGTCTTGATTTAATAGGGTAGATACATCAGTCATTGCATTTTAATTTTTCTTTTTGCCAAGGTTTATACCAAGGTTTTTTAATAGGGTTACAAGCGTTACGTTTAGCTAATACTTTAGCTTCGATTTCTTTGAATTTAGAGATTGCCATGACATCATTACAGAGATGAGCGAAATCAGTTCCGGGTCTAATCATAAACCCTTTTTGCATTAAAGATGCACACTCTTTCATCCTGACTAATTCATAATCTAATCTCATCTTCTCTTCTTGCCGTTTAGCTATACGTCTACATTGTTCTAAGCCACGTTGATCTAAAGGAACCATAAAGTTAATCTGTGCTCCCCAGTTCTCGGTCATAGTGTAGCCCATAGTATCCATCTGATCATCCCAAGGCTTTACATGATTTCCCATATAGAACGGGGAGAATGTCATAGTACTGCCATTACAGGATATATTTGGTCCATAATGTTGCCTGGATGGAGCACCATTATTTTGGAATTGCACGGCTTGGTTGGTCACATTGCCCGTTGCAGCCGCCACGGGGTTAGATGTATTGTTGATCTCATCTTCTGCTTTAATAGGCGTACCTATTGCGAGAAGACCGATAAGGAAGTAGTAGTAGCAGTGGTATCGATTTCTCTTGTAGTATCGATTGTTTGAACCACTCCTGCTGCTCTTGTCGTTATCTCTAATGTGAAGGGATCTCCAGCTGTATGGACTGTAAATACTGAATCTGTATCTACTATTCCTCCAGAGCTGGCTGAAGTATGCAGAATATTTTCGCCTGTCCATTTGGCATAGGCGCCTCCAAATACTTCTGTTTCGATCTCTTCTGTAATTTCTTGGGTGGTAGTTGTTGTTGACTGCATACTCCCCTGTGTGAATTGAGGAGTTATCAGTTCTGCTCTCGCTACCGTGGGTGATACTAGTAGGAAGAGTAATAGCCATTTTTTCATTCTTCCTTTTTCTTTACCATAGGACAGTTAACTGGTGTGTTACTTTTCCCAGATTTATTACCAGTGGTCAAGCCAAATGTTGCTAGAGCTCCAGTGAAGACACTAGCAACGAACGTGATATCTGAGTTACCAGATTTCTTAACCATAGGTAATTCTACGTAGTTTAAAGTAATGATAAACCCAGACCAAACAACTACGCCGAGTCTGACGAATGTTCCAAGGATTTGGATTTGTTGTTCTTGGTCCTCAATGCCATCTTTTAGCTTTTTGAGGAGTCCTTTTTTGTCTTCCGTTTTTCCTTCCATTTATCAACTTGTTTTTGTAGTTGTTTTTGAATTTGTTTTTTAAGAGGCTCAAATAAAGATTGAGCAATAGTAGTTGTACCTACTGCAACTACAGCCGTTGTAACAGCTGTGACTAATACCTCACCAGAAGGTATAGGCATTTCTATATCAAGTACAGGTAATCGTACTGTAGGAGCTTCTTGTATACTATCAGTTGCTTCTGCTTCTACTCCTTCTGGTCTTTCTAAATCAGAAGGAGGTACTACAATTGGTATATATTGAGGTATCTTGGCTGTAGGAACCTTAAGTTGTACTTGTGGTATCGGGAAAGGTTCAGGAACATGGGCGTTGGGTAAATCCATTAACTACAAAGAATACTCCATCTGTAAAACCTTTATCTATCATTTTCTGTATACGATGTGTCCCATCTTCTACATAATAGATCTCACCATAACTATTCTTAGGCATAGTACGTACTATACATGGGAATCTAATATCTGCGTTTATATATCTTTGTCCACCACAACATTGACAAGATTCATCATATACTACATGTTTAACATGCTTTCTAACCCAGTGTACTTCTTTAAATTCTAAAACTCTCAATAAAGGCCAAGCTTTTTCTACCATTTATCAATAGGGCAATGTTGATTTGGTATTATAGTTTTTAAATCTATAAGGCATTTGCAAAGATTACATTGACGCATATGTTTATTATAATGGGTGCATTCATAGCAAATCTCTTTCTTCTTTGCTGCTTCCATAGATTTAACCGTATAATTCTTTCACCTTAGCTTCATACTCAGCTTGAGTCATATCAGCTAATGTTTTAGGCCATTTAGTTTTAGTATCTGCTATAGATGCTTCTATTCTTGTTAATTGAGTTGCATCACCTTTTCTGTTCCAGTATAGAGCATCTAATTGATCACCTATATCAGGATAGTGTGCTGATCTAGCCATTCCATAAGTCCAGACTACTGGTACTTTTGAATGATCATTGTCGGTCGTTGTATCACCTTCAAAGTCTTTCGCTAGTGGTACTTTACTTGCATCAGCAAATGCAGCTTTAGTTGCAAAAGTTGCTATCAGAGCTTTTAATGATGAAGCAGTTTCATCTCCTGCTAGACGTATAGTGGCTTTTGCACCGTCATCATATGTAACATCAATTGTTGTAGCAGTTACATCTGTAATTTTGTATTTCATAGTTTTAATTAAGATCTCCCGGCAACAGCGCCTTGATTATTTAAAGTTACATAGCTAGGATTGCCAATATAATACCCAGCTAAACCGCCTTCACCTCCATTACTTCCTGAGCTTCCGCTTTCACCAGCTTGACCGCCTTCACCAGATTGACCACCGGAACCATTGGATTCGTTTCCATTTTGACCACCGGAACCACTGTCACCAGTTTGACCATTTTGACCAGCTTGACCAGTTTGACCGTTAACTCCATCTTCACCGGCTTGGCCTAGTTGACCGCCGTTTCCACCTTCGCCTGATGCTCCAGAATTACCTCCGGTACCTCCGTTTCCACCTTCTCCACCAGATCCACCGCTTCCAGAGTTTTGACTACCGCCTTGACCACTGGAACCACCGGAACCGCCTTGACCACTTGAGCCATTGTTAGTAGAACCAGCTTGTCCATTAGTAGCTGAGACTTGATATCCAGCACCAACACCGCCGTTGCCGCCAGCTGTACCTCCGCCGCCAGCACCGCCGGCGCCGCCAGCTCCGCCGCCTCCGCCTTCTCCACCTTGTGATTGAGCAGGATAGGCACAGCCACCATTACAAAAGTTAGTACTATAATCATCATGTGATTGGTCCTTATTATATTGCAGTGTGCCTTCGCAGTAAGCTTCTGTATTATTATTCTCGTATGCGCAGTAATATTGCTGACAGGTGCTGCTATTACCTTGTTCCCAACAACTACCTACACCATTTTGTTGCATCCATTCTCTTATTTGTTGATTACCTCGCCAATAGTCATTTTCACCTTCTACGGCATAGTGTCCACGACCACCGTCTCCACCGTTTCCACCTTCACCGCCATTTCCACCTTCACCACCAGCGCCACTGTTTCCACCGGTACCTCCGCCGCCGCCTCCGGCTTTGATTTCAGCACCTGATTTATTATTAACTGTTATACCAGATGAATTGTTAGTTAATGCATTAATTGCCTCACCACCTTCTCCACCTTGAGCTGCACCTCCGTAACCTATAATAGATCCAGAGTTTTCAACAATAAGTGTTCCAGCCATTTGAGCTTCAATAGTGAGAGCCGCACTTGAACCAGTACCACCAATTGTTACACCAGAGTTGATAATAAGTCTCTTAGGTACAGCAGATGTCCAGTGACCTCCAAAGACACTAGAACAAGAGTAATTCGTAGTTCCAGAGCTTACTGTTACAATAATCTCGTTAACAGCGTCATAGAAATTACTTAAGGAAATAGTACCTGATGTAGGTACGTTAGTATTATTACTTGGTACTTCGCCTCCATCTCTATAATATTCACTTAATGAGTGAGGTGTTGATCCACCAAACTCATCAACAATATCTTGGATGGTAATAGTACCACTTGATGGACATGCCATTACTTACCTCCACAACAAGTATTAGTATGTTTGTCTAATTGAGCTTTAAGATCATTCACTTCAGTTTTAAGTTCCTTAATAGCTTCAATTAAGACACCTACCATGTTTCCATATGCTACTGATTTATATGCACCATCTTGTACAACTTCAGGTATTATTTCTTCTACTTCTTGTGCAATAACACCGATACCTCTTTCTTGTGTATCTGCTTTAGTATACTCAACACCTCTGAGTTTAGTTACTTTCTCAAGAGCATTTTCAATGGTATCTACATCTGTCTTTAATCTAGCATCAGAATAAGCAGTTACGTTACCTGAAGCAGTAAGAGCACCTGTTACATCCACGCCACCCGTGACCACAGCTAATTTCGTAGAATTATTATATTTTACAGTTATACCACCGTCTGTAGCAGTTGTTAGAATCGCATTATCATTAGTATCTAATACTTTTATAACACTACCTTTAATTTTTAAATCTCCAGTACCTGTGTCACTAATATAAGAGTCCGAACCGTTATGGTAGATCTGTAGATCTGTACCTGTTCCTAATTTTATCTTACCTGAATCATTTGGGATTTCTATATCATTAGAAGCAACAACATTTCCAGTTACAGAAATTCCACCGGAGGTTGTCTCAAACTTCTTAGTACCATCATGATACAACTCAACAGCTCCATTATCATAGAAAGCTGCCATTGACTCATTGAGTCCAGCATCTGTGAATCTGATACCAGTATCACTTTGAAGCCATAAACTACCAGTGTTATTTATTATTTTGGATTCATTGGAACCATGGAATATTTCTAGGTCATCCCCAGTACCAATTAGCAACTTCTCGTCATCAGCTGTGTCTACAGGACCATTATGTGTACCTGTTGAGTTACCTGTTATTGGACCAGCAAAACCAGTCGCAGTCAGTACACCTGATGAAGAGTTAAAGGTTAAGTTAGTACCAGATTTCGGTCCTAAGTTACCTGTAGCTGCTGTAGTATATAGAACATTACAAGATGTATCTGATGATTCATCTGCTACTGTAACCGTAGTTGCAATTGCAGCTGTACCAGTTGTATCTTGGTTTAGTGTACCTATAACAAAATCTAATGTGTTATCACTGTCTTCATATGTTACAGCAATATTAGTTTCAGTATTACTTCCTACCATTGAACCAACAGTATCGGCAATATACTCATCAAGAGCTGTTCCGTTTACTGTATATGCATCTGCTTCTAATGTACCATCAACATCAGCATTACCTGAGATGTCTAAAGTAGCTGCATCTAATTCACCAGTAATAGTAAAGTTAGTTACACCTGTACCATCTGCTCTAGCAATTGGAAAACCACCAGCAGTTGAGCCGTTATGTACGACAAGGGATTCCTTATCGGTATCGATCGTAACTTCACCTTCGGCTCCAGTAAAGCTACCATGTTGCGTGGTTGTACCACGTCTTAGTTTTAATAATTTTGCCATTATGCGATAGTTCCGAAGTCGATTTGTAAGTTATCACCACTGACAGTTCCCACTTCAGTGAGGTTTTTATCATTGCAGTCTAGATGACCACCTAATTCTGGGGAAGTATCGGATGCTACATCTGATATACCTGCTGATATACTAGCCCATGCAGAACCAGTATAATATTTTA